CGAGCTTCAGGCGCTGGCTCTTCGTGTTCGCGAGCAGCTCGCGCCGGTCATGGCCGACCAGCAGCGAGATGTTCCCGCGAAGGCTCTGGTCGAACGCGCCGCGCGCCACGCGCTCGGTGAACGGCTTCCCGCCGTTGACGCTGCGCACGACGAGCGGGTGGCTCGGGGCGTCGTATACGGCCGCGTAGCCGGTCAGGCGGTTGCCGTCGCGCTCGAACGACGTGGTGCGGACCTCAAGCATCGGGGTTGTCCTCCCCTGCGTTGTCCGGTCCCGTGGCGGCCGCTGCGCCGCCGGGCATCGACACCTTCGGCTCGTCCAGGCCGTCGATTGGGTACAGGCCCAGCCGGCGGCGGGCGTCGTTCGGGCTCATCACGCCAGCAAGCACCAGCTTGGAGAACGCCATCCCGGCGTCGCGGAGGTTGCCGCGCAGCAGCACGTCGGTGTCGAAGCGGAGGTACTCGCCGGGCTGGAGGAGCTTGCGCTCGATCTCGGCGCTCCAGACCGATGCCCACAGCGACAGGCCGCCATCGACGTAGGCGCGGGCCGTCTCGGACTGCGAGGCGAGCGCCCCGCCGCCCTGCTGGAAGAGCATCTCGGGCGGGATGCCGAAAGCGCGGGCGATCTCCTGCACCGAGAACCGGCGGCTCTCGAGGTTGGAAGTCGAAGTCTCCTGGCTGATCCGCTCGGCCTTCATCCCCTCGCGCAGGATCAGCGGGCGGCTGGCGCCGTCCGGCTGCGCGTGCATGGTCTGCCAGGCGTCGCGGATCGCCTGCACCGCCTGGTCGCTCATCGCGCCGGGGTGGCTGAGGCTGATCTTGCCCGTGCTGCCCGTCTTGACGAGCGCGGAGTGCGCAGCGTCCTGGTCGGCCGCGAGCTGCATAGCCGGCGCGCAGGCGTCGAGCGGGGAGACGAACCACGCCGGGAAGTCGAGGTCCGGGTACGCGCCGATGTGCACCACCTGGTCGGCGGCGAGCTTCACGTCCTTGATGCGGTACTCGACGCCCTCGTCGGTGAACTGCGCCGTGGCGGCGCCATCCGGGATGGGCTGGAGCTCGGCGACAGTTCCGTCGTTCGCCCGCCGAATCAGGGCCAGCCCATTCCCGGAAGTGAGCGCGCAGCCCGTGACGAAGCGGCGGAAGTCGAAGCCGGACTGCCAGCGGCTGGCGTCTCGGCTTAGGAGCTGGGCGACCGGGTGGCCGTCGATGACGCTGCCGTCGGCGCGCTCGACGCGCACCGGCAGGCGGGCGATGTCCGAGGCCAGGAGCTGCACCGCGCGCACGACGGCCGGCAGGGTCGCCGGCGAGACGTTGCTGGCGGTGGTGCCGTTCTGCCACACCACGACGGTGGGTTTGACGGCGAAGATCCTGGAGAACCACGAAGGCACGCCCGCATGGAACGAATGTGCCCCCAGATGTCAAGCGGATTTCAAGAGAGTGTCACAATGGACCTCAGGTTGCACCTCAGCGCATACCTCAGCGCATACCTCAAATGTCACCTCACTTGCACTTCACTTGCACTTCACTTGCAGTTCACCCAATGGGGCACGCGCTGTTGGCGATGCCGCTCGCCTCGCGCACCTGGTGGTGCTCCATCAGGATCGCGGCCATGTTGCCGGCGACCACGGCGTCGGTGTTCCCTGAGCTGCGCCCCTTCACCGGGCGGATGTTGCCGACGTTGTCCTTCACCAGACGCACGGCGTTGAGCGCCGCCCGCAGGACCGGATCTTCCTCGTACAGCAGCTGGCGGCTCTTGAGGAGGTCGCCCCAAAGCTTCCACGCCGGGGCCATGGTGCGGATGGACTGATCGACCGGGACAATGGGCCAGCCCCGGTCCTGCCAGCGCTTGATGTCCCGCGCCTGGCTTGGGTGCGGGTCCACGCCGATCTTGCGGATGTCGTAGCGGGCCATCAGCGCCTCGATCTCGGCCTCCACGACGGTCATGTCGTGGTACTCGCCGGGCATCCGGCGCAGAAACCCCCGCTCGCACCACTGCCCGAGGGGGTTTCGGCACCGCTTCTCGTCCAGGGCCATGTCGAGCCCGGCCCACCAGGAGACGTTCCGGGCGCGCAGTTGGGGACCATCCACGACCATCAGGCACATGGTGGTGAGGTCCAGCTGGGGTCCGTAGCCGCCTCGGGACAGGTCCAGGCCGATGACGGCCGGCGCGCCCTGGAGCCGGGACCAGTCGCAGGGCTGCATCTGCCGCTCCAGCACCGACAGGTCCACGTCCGTGGTCGCGATTTCGTGGTAGCGACACGCAAGCTGCGTCTCAAACTCCGCGATCTGCTCGGGGTCGCCCGACTGGAGCATGGTCCGCGCCGAGAGCTCCAGCTGCGTCGGATCGATGATGGTCCCGAGCCCTGGGTGCGCCTTGCCCCACGTCGTTGGGTCGGCTGCCTGGTCATCCTGCTCCAGCCCGTAGAGCATCGGCCACCAGCCTGCCGGGTACGGGCTGCCGTCCGCGATGGAGCGCTCCAGCTGGTCCCAGTAGCCCCAGATCGGGCGGGTTTTCTGCTCGGGGTCGGGGGTCGTGATGGCGAGCAGCTGGCTGGTGGCGAACTTGGCGAGGCCCGTCAGGAGCCGGCCGAACGCCTTGTCCATGCGGGCGACCTCGTCCGCGATGACCAGGCGCGCCGTCAGGCCGTCGAGCGCCTTGTCCGTGCAGGGCAGCGAGATGTACCGATTGCCGCCGTGGCGCACCCGGCCGGGGTGCGCAGGCGTCGAGCCGCCCGTCGCCTTCCAGCTGTCCTCGTCCTTGTCGGCCACGTCGCCGCCGAGCGTGCCGCACATGGTCTGCATCCGCTCGAAGGTCTTCTGCGCGAGCCGGCCGTCCGGGGCCACCGAGCAGAACTCCAGCCGGCTGCCGGGGTCGCGCATCGCCGCCATCAGCAGGCTCGCCGCGAACTCGGTCTTGCCGTTGCCGCGGGCGACCGCCAGCAGCAGCGCCTTCGTCGCGGGCGTGTCCGAGCGCCTGCCGTCGATCACGCGCCGCCGGGCGAGCAGGACCATCGCGACCATGCACTGCCAGGGCATCCAGACCAGCGGCTGCCCCGCCCCGGCCTCGGCGCCCTGCCCGCACTTCAGCGCGAAGGCGCGGGCGTCCTCGGCCCGCTGCTCGTCCCACCACACCGAGTGCGCCGCCGGCTTCGCCCGCTCGGCCAGGTAGCGGCGGCAAGCGTCGCGGATCCGTGCGTTTGCCGTCGTGGACCCGTCCAGGACGGCCTCCGCGTACGCGTCCGCTTGCTGGGCGCATAAAGGCGGCTTCGGTCGATGCTTGCGCCGTCGGTCGGTTTTGATGGCCCCCTCAAAGCGGTTTCCCCGTGCCCCAGGGGGGCTCGGGGTCAATGGGGGGGGTGAAGCACTTGCTTCACCCTGCTCGGTCAGAGGCTTCACGCGCTGTCTTGGCACGGTGGCAGCTCACGCACAACGCTTGCAGGTTTGACCATTCGTCTTTGCCGCCCTTGTGCAGCGGCACGATGTGATCTGTCTCAAGCACGCCCACATGCCCGCAGTTCTCGCATCGCAGATTGATGCGCTTGTACTGAATGGCCATGCGCACGCGCCTCGACGGCTTCTGGAAGCCGATGCTCAAGGCATCGCCCAGCCCACCCTTGAACTTCCACCTACGCAGCGCCACGCACGGCCTCGCAGAATGCGTCATCGTCCTGGTTGCGCCACGCGATGAGCCATGGCCCATGGTCCTGCCTGCACACCACGACCGGGATCTTGCCTTCGTCGGCGTCCCGGATGGCCTGTTCCATGAACCCCTCGACGGCCTTGCACTGAGGCGCACGCTCTGGGAGCACGGTTTGCTCCCTCACGCGGTGCAGGTTCGAAAGCAGGCAGAAGAGCATCCCGTCGTTGGTGATGCTCAGCACCTGCTTCTCTGCCCTGCGCTGCCAGTGCGTCAGCCGGTGGCCACGCACCTTGACCTCGACGTGCAGGGCAGAATCGCCCTGGACGGGCTCTAGGTCGGCCTTGGCCTTGCCCCAGCGCTGGGCCGTGCGACGCCACTCGACGCCCGTGCACTCGGTCAGCACCCGTGCTGCCTCGAGCTCGCCTCGCGAGCCCTTTGCCCTGCTGTTCATCGCTTGATCTCCCGTACACGGTGCCTTCCGACCTTGACCACCACGACCTCCTCGGGACGGTCGTGCTTGGCGTCGGGTTCGTGCTTGACCTTGACGTTCCACCCACGCTTCATGGCGATCACGTTGGGGTCGAGGTTGCGTGCCTGCCCTGCCCAGCCACAGACTTCCCGCCTCGCCTCGTCGCGCTCGGCGGTTAGGCGGGCGATCTCGCGCTGCTGCTGGAGCAGCTTCGCCGTGAGCGGGCCGAGGTCGGCGTTGCATCGTTCGTCGCTCATGCCGCCACCCCCCTGATCTTGTGCAGCACCACCGCCCGAACGTCACGGGCGCCTTCGAGGCTGTTCACGATGCGCTGGAGCGTGTCGTACGGCGCGTTGCCGGTACGCGCCCAGTTCAGGCACAGCAGACGCCACGCCGGCGGGATGTCCTCCCTGGCGAGGCCGTGCTGCTCCATCACCCTGGAGCAGACCCGGCGCTGGGCGTCGATGTCCGCCCGAGGGTCGCGGGCTCGGATCCTTCCGACCAGCTCATCGAAATCCTGCCTCCCCCCCGCTGCGGCGTCAGCCGCGCCTTGGTTAGGTTGGTGGTTAGTTCTATAGTTAGGATCCCTGTCGCTCCCTGCTACACCACCTGTAGCCGGCAGCGACACCACCTGTCGCTCCCCGCTACACGTGGGTGTCGCTCCCTGCGACAGGTCGAGCATGTAGGTGAGCGCCTTGCCGAACCCCTTGGCGCGGACCACCTCCTTCTTCCGCAGCGACTGCAAGGCCCGGTTCACGGTGGTGCGGTGGAGCCTCGTCTTGGCCGCCAGGGCAGCCTGCGACGGGAAGATCCGGGCGCCGTAGTCGGCCAGGGCGAGGAGCACCAGCAGCTCGTCGGAGGTCAGGCACGGGGCGAGGCGGAAGACCTCACTCGGATGCGTCCTTGGCATCAGAACGGCACCTCCTCTGCGGCCGGATCGACCCAGCCGTCGTGCACGACCATGCCGTCGCCGTAGGGCTTGAGCTGGAGGACGATCTTTGCGCCCGCGTCGAACTTCACGGGCTCGAACGAGGTGAACCACTCGACGCCTTCGCCGGCCTCGATGCCGACTCGCCAGTACTCCTTGCCGAACTTGCTGGTCTTTGGTTGCACTCCTGCACAAACGCCGCGAAGCTCCTGAAAGGCCGGCGCGGACGCCTGCTTGCCTCCTGCGGGCTTCGACGCCTTGGAGGGTGCTGGCAGCGCCTTCGCGGGCGCGGGCGCCTCCTGCGCCGTCGTAGGCCCGTCCACGGGCATCTCCTCGGCGAACGACCCCTCAACGCCGATCAGCGAGAACGCCCAGCCCATCACGCCCTTCAGCGCGCGCCCGGTGGCGCGGGTTTGTGCCATTCCCATGCAGGCGAAGTGCTCGGCCTTGCGCCAGCGCGCCTCGTCCATGAAGACGGCCGACGTGCCCTTGGCGACCATCATGCCCGTCATGCAGTCGTAGACGCCGACGGTGGCTTCCCAACGCGCCGGAAGCCCGCCCTGCTCCTCGATGAACTGCACCGACAGCGTGCCGGTCGTGTAGCCGAGCCCCGAGCCGATGGCCTGGCAGCCGGCGACCTGGAGGTACTCCTTCCCCTGGATCTTCACGACGTGCGACTTCTTCACGACGGGCGCGAGCACCCGGACCAGCTCCATGTTGGCGGTCGCCCGCTGCGTGGGCGTGAGCGCGCCCGTCGCGCTCGGCTGTAGCGTGAGGTCAGTAACCTGTGGCATGCGAATCTCCCCTGTCTTTGGGGGCGCCTGCCGGGGGTTCGACTCCCCTCGGCTCCATTCACTTCCAGGCGCCCGATGGTGCGTGTTATAGCACTCCATCGGGAAATGGAAGGATCCTTCCTCACATATTTTTACGCAGCTCCGAGACGCAGGGCGGCCTGCGCCTTGCGCAGCGTCGGGTCCGCCGGGACGTAGTAGCTCTGTACGAGCACACTTACGTTCGCATGGCGTGAGAGCTTCGCAAGATCAGCCAGGGGGACGCCTGCTTCGACGCAGGCGGTGATGCCACCCTTGCGCAGCCGGTGGAACGCGCCACGCCCGGCGACGCCGGCGGCCTCGAAGTCCTTGCGCAGCGTGTGG